TTTCCATATTATTGACATCTATAATGGTAAACAGGTGGCTGAGTTTTACTCAAACAGAACTCCGATAAACGAATTTGCCAAGATTATAGCAGATGAGGGCAGGCTTTACAATACTGCATTTGTCTGTCCTGAAAGAAATGGTATCGGAAATAACTTAATTTACTTCCTCCAGGAAGAATTGGAATACGAAAACCTAGTGATGGACAGCAAACGAGACATTGGCATCATGATCACTCAGAAGAATAAAGAGAATTTACTGGCTGATCTGGAGCACAATATTAGAGCGGGTAAAGTTTTAATTAACTCCGATAGGCTCGTAAATGAGCTTTTAACGTTCATTATTGACTCCGACACTGGGAGGATTAAGCCTGATACTAACTGTCATGACGACTTAATTATGTCTTTTGCCACAGCTATCAACACTTTTAATAACTTAAGAGGAAATGCCTTCATAGAAAAGGCAGAAGATAAGACTTATATGCCTCCAGGTATCCGTAACGCTCATACATATAAGATGAAGACATCTAACGATGAATTAACCGAAGAGAATATTGAATGGCTTCTAAGAAACTAAGAGAAGGTGGCGAAGGTTACACGCAATTTGCCGATCCCCAAAGGCCCTACAACCAGCCGTTTGGACTGCTTGGCAGATTCTTTAAAAAGTTCTTTGCAAGGGAAATTGAGGATCATAAAGACAGTCAATATGTCGATCCCATAACACGGAGGCCTGTTGATGCGCCTAAACCGCTGGCGGGTGATACTCTTCAATCAAAAGAAGTCATTAAGATCCCGCCTGCTGAGTTTGGTCACAAGAGAACTTACTACCCCATCCTGCCTCAGGTCGAGTTCGATAGAAAAAAGAGATACAAAGAATACGAGGATATGGATGGCTACCCAGAAATATCATCGGCCTTTGATATCTACAGTGACGATTGCACGCAGGAAAACATTGACGGCACTCCCTGGAACGTTGTCACTGATGATGAGATGACCAAGCAAGAGGTTGAGAGTATGTTTGAGCAAACGAATATGACTCGATACCTTTGGGATATATCAAGGAACGTCGTTAAGTATGGTGATATTTTCCTTGAGACAATCGTGGATCTCAACAACGTAAAAAGGGGTATTCAACGCATTAAGATTCTTAATCCTAACTATATTTTCAGAGTTGAGGATGAGTTTGGATATCTTAAACAATTTCTGCAAGAGATTCCACAAAAGAATGATTACACAACTTATGGGTCGATTGGCCCTCACTTAGATGATGCTAAGATGATTAATCTGGACCCTGGCCAGATGATTCACTTCAGACTGCATACCTCGGACCCGACTCACTACCCTTATGGTAAATCGGTGGCTGCTGCTGCTAGAGTTACTTACAAGAGTCTTAAGATGATGGAGGATGCGATGCTCATCTATCGTTTGGTTAGAGCGCCTGAGCGTCGTATATTTTACATTGACACTGGGTCGCTGCCTGCTTCTAAGGCTGAGATGCACATTAAGAAGCAGATGGACAAGTTTAAGAAACGTAAGAGTTACAACTCTCAGACAGGCAATATTGAAGAGAACTTCAACGCTTTAGCCGCTGACGAGGACTTCTACATCGCTGTTAATGGGAAGGGGACTGGGACAAAGATCGATACTCTTCCTGGTGCTGAAAACCTTGGCGAGGTTGATGATGTTAAGTACTTTAGAGATAAGCTTCTTGCAGCCTTAAAGATTCCGAAGGATTATATTGTTGAGAAAGATCAATCACCTGAGCGTAAGGCTAATCTATCCCAGTTAGATGTTAAGTTTGCTCGTGTCATTACCAGAATTCAAAAGTCTATAGAATTGGGTTTGGAGACAATGGCTAAGAGACACCTAATGCTTAAGGGATTCCCCATGAGTTTAATAACTAAACTTAAAATTAAACTTCCGGCACCCTCAGACATGGCTCTCAAGAGAATGCTTGATACCGATGAGCAGAAAGCTAGGGTTGTTCAGGCGGTTAAAGGTTTAGGCATTTTCCCCATAGAAAAAATCTACAAAGATTATTACCAAATGTCGGATAATGAGATTGAAGAGGTTAAGAAAGGCTTAGAGAAAGACCAGAAGGACCCAGCCCTCAGTCAGGCCATGGCGGGCGGATTACCACCCCCTGGGGGAGTCCCCCCAGGTGAGCCAATTGAGTCGGCTGAAAATGTGCCTCCAACAGCGGCTGAGTCTCTTGACTATGATGCTATGAAATCTTTAGCTATTGAGTCAGATTGTGATGATGAATTAATTCAACTGCTGGAGGACATGAGGCAGAAAGATCATTTTAATAAAATATCCCCCAAAGACGGGGCTAAATAATTTTGGACAAGTAAATTTATTATGTTAACGAACCTGATTGAAAATCGTGGAAAAGAATTCAGCAACCTCATTAAGATTGGTGATTACTTAGCTCGCACACTTAGGGAGAATGTTGAGTTGTTCTCTGTTGAAGACGGTGTTGCTACATACTTAACTGAAAACGGTTCGGTAATTAGTGGTAACTATAACTTCAAGCCCACTTTGAAACTTTCCAAGATTGTTGTCGAAGATGCTGAGGTTCTTGAAAACAAGAAAGCATTTGAAGAAGCCACTGATAAAAAGGTGATGACTGTGCTCTCCAACCTTCTCGAAGATGACTACCAGTCGGCTGAGGGTTCGTTCGATAAGATTCTCTCCATGTATGAGACTAAACTAACGTACGAGAGAATCAAGAGCAGACTTGAGGAAAAGACAGAAAGATTCGGAGAATCGACTAAGATAGTGTCCTCTAAAGAGTTCAGCCGCGTGAGTGAAATTAAGGATCAGTTGGTTGAGTTCCTCAAGGAGAACGAGGACCTCTTACAATCGGCAGGCATGAAGACTGGTTTGAAACTCATCAACCTTGTCTCCACGAGTTTTGATCTTCCTAAGAGAACGGTCGATCAGATTCAAGAGGCCTCGGAAATTGAAGTTGACTTCGTTGGCAAGACAAACCTCTACGAGCACCTTTGTAGAAAGGAACTTATTCAAAAGGAGCTTCTTGAAGCTAAGAGAAGTTTTGACAACATCTGGGTTGATAGCACAAGCGTTCAAGACCTTGCTTCGATGATCTTCGAAAATGATACTGATGCCCTCACACATCAGGTTGCTCAGGTCGTGTCGGACGCTCCTTACCTTGCCCTAGCCACCAAGAAGCAAATCACGGCTCTCATGGGTAATTGCCTTTCGATGAACGAGATTAAAGTTACTCAAAAAGATATTAACGGTTTCGCGACCAAAATCTATGAAATGAAGAAGCCCATCAAACAGTATGTGCTTGATGTGTTAAACGAGAAATACGGTATTGACGTTCGTAAACTGGACGAAGTTCCAACCTTTAGAACTCTGGCTATGACTGAGGGTGAAATCATCACTCAGATCGCCAAGCACGCTCCTACTGATTCGCTCATTGAGAAAACCTTGTTGGAGTTTGTTGATAGTCTGAAAACTAAGAATGGCGCAGAAACCATCGATTTAGCTGTTTTCCTAGAGGAGATGTTTAGTGAAGCTGGGCATGGCGAGTCTCTTAACGAAGCCAGCCTCATGGACTACATGGATTTTACTAAGGTCGCTGACGATCTTGGTAAGATTGGACAAGTCTTAAAAATGCTGGTCCCAGCGGTTGAGAATGCCGCTGAGGAGTTAAAGGACGAGGCTGAAGAGGAGGCTACTGGTGGTAAGGAAGAGATGGATACTGAGGACCCCTTGGGCACTCCTGACGAGTTAGATAGTAACTCGGAAGTCCCTACTAATGATGCCGACAAAGACGCTGAAGAGGCTGCTGAAAAAGTAAAGGCTGAAGTTAAGGACGAAGAAGAGAAGGCGGATGAGGATATGCCAAAAGAGGATGACGAGGCAGACAGTGATGATGAGCCTGAAGAAATGGATCAAGACGATCTTACCTCACTCCTCTCTAAACTGGAAGACCTTTTAGATGATATTAAACCTGATTCGGACGAAGATAAAAAGGAAGACCCTGAGCAGTACAAAACGTAAGGAGGCGTAAATGGGCTTTAACAGAATACCACTTGCCCTGAAATTTGATGACGCCACAGGTAATTCAACAGGGTTAATAGAGTTTACACCTAACTTATCTGATCTTGGAGATGTTTGCTTGGCGGTGACGGGTCCGTCTACTGGCCAGCTTCTAGGTTATGATGGTGATAAGTGGTGTGTTACGTCCATTTCTACAGGTGGTGGTGGTGGAGGAGCCTCAGTAACAGGAGTTCCCACGGGTAACCTTGGGCAAATAGTTACCTATGCGTCACTTAATACTCCTCAGGCACTTAGTCCAACCGCAACACCCCTTAATCTAGCAACTACGGGAATTGTTGAAACTCAAATTCAAGATTCTTTGGTGGGGTATGCCACGACAGCGTTTACGGATACGAGATATAACACTACAGCTACATTTTACAGCACCACTGCCACTTTGTTAGAGGAGCCCTCAACAGGCAGCAACGGAGATTTACTACTTTACGCTAATAATAATCAAACTGCTACCACAGGTGTTGCAGCGTTTATAGCGGATCAGGATATAGTGGTGGATTCTGATTTAACGCCCTATGCCACAACGGCATTCACAGACGCAAAATACAACACTACAGCTACATTCTATAGTACGACAGCCACTCTTCTTGAAAAGCCGGAAACTGGTAGCAATGGTGATATTCTCTTATATGCCAACAATAACGACACAAATACTACAAGTGTCGCAGCGTTTATAGCGGATCAGAACATAGTGGTGGATTCGGATTTGACGCCTTATGCTACAACAGCATTCACAGATGCAAAGTATAACACCACAGCCACATTCTATAGCACAACAGCCACTCTTCTCGAAAAGCCTTCAGCAGGTAGTAACGGCGACATACTACTATATGCTAATAATAACGACACAAATACTACAAGTGTTGCGGCATTCATAGCCGATCAAGATTTAGTCGTAGATTCGGATCTGAATGCATATGCTACGACTGCATTCACCGATTCAAGATATAACACAACAGCTACATTTTATGCTACAACTGCAACATTGGCAACTAACGCCAATCTTGCTGCTACAGCAGCAGCAGCCGTCCAGGTCGCTGATACTACTGCGAACTCTAGAGCATTCTTAGCAACAAATGCTAACGTTAATGATCTCGCCAATGTTGATTTTAATGATACTGTCAAAACTGAACTCCTCATAAGAAATAGTGACACCATTTTTGCTAGCGCCCTGAACGAAGGGGCTATTACCATGTTATTCGGCTCGGATGGAGCCGGTGGTGGAGAAATAGATTTCACCCCCTCAAGTTCTGGTGGGGGATCTACCTTGATATCAGAAAATATATCAGGTACGAATGTATCTGCTGACAATCTAAGTGTGCCTGATTACACGAGTCTTACAGGTGCAGGAGTGCCCATGGTTCTTCATAGACAAGTCGGAGCACCAGTAGCATCATCTAACTCCACCAGCCTTGCAGAGCTTGTGTCGTATACTCTCCCTGCTAACATACTCACTCTAGGCGACATTGATATCATGATTCGAGGCCGTCAATTCGCACAAGGATCTAACCTTAGATTTAACTTTAAGATAGCTGGCACTAACATTCTTAACTCGCAGATATCACAGGGCACTTATTCAGACTTTACCCGGTATACGATGCATATTCAGATATCAAAGATGGCAACCGACAGGCAAATGGTAACTGCTAACTTTAGACAAGGGACTGGAACTGGTGCGGCAGCAGGCTTTAGCAATTTTGGAAGTACTCACCGGGACGGCCTTGCCCACGGTGAAGCGACAGGGGATGAGAGTGGGACACTAGCATTATCCCTAGAAGCACAGCAAAGTAATAGTAGCCAAACAGTTACCGTGGATCAGTTTAGAGTTACACTGATACCTGATCCGGCCTAACCTAAAAGCATATCACCACGTTTAAGTGAGTTGAATAAGCGGGTGTAGAAAAGTTCACGAAGAGAGTCTAGCTCTCTAATCAAGCTTGTAAGGTTTCTAACGGTGGACTCATTAATTTTACCGTTTTCCTTCATATCTGTGAGCATGTCGATACAGGCATCAATCAAGTTAGTTTGATCTTTCGTAATTTTGTTGATTGTGTCAACCTGTGCTTCTTTAGTAATAATTTCAGAATCGGACATTGTGTACCTCGAACTTTAGCCTTTTGTAGTGTTGTATTCTTTGCTTTGAGTGATTTTCCAGATAAGGTATACGATCATAGAAGTCGTAGAAATACATCTTATCCTTACCGTCTGCTTTACGAATACCTCTACCTAATCCCTGCAACGT